AAACGGTGGCTCGATCTACTCCACGACGTTTATCGGGGAAACCGCACCGACTGGCGATGAAACAAACATTGAACTGACCGGGGTATATCAGGCTGGTGTGACCGAGGTCAGATGGGTGGTCGATGATTTTGAGACTGGCCGCTACACGCAGCCGCTGGTGCTGACGCAGGCGAATGTACTGGTGTTGGCGGACCTCCTCCACGCTCACACGCTCGACAACGTCGCGTTGACTCAGGCGCACGTACTGGCGCTGCAGGAGCTACTCCACGCCCACACGCTTGACAACGTCGCGTTGACACAGGCGTATGCGCTGCTGGTGAATGATCTGTTGCATCAGCACCGGTTGGACGGCGCTGTGCTGAGTCTGTTGGGTGTCTTGCTCGGCAAGGTGTTCGCGGTGGGCCGGGAGGAGTTTGTGTTCGCAGGGGGCCGTGGAGATCGCATCTTCATCGCGCCAACTAGGGTTTCGACTTTCAGGAGCATACAATGATCAAGCTGGAGGTTCTGGAGAAGTTTTCCATTGAGGGGCAGGTGTATCACGCGGGTGAAATCCGTGTGGTGCCGGAGGTCGTCGCCAAGACTGCGTGTGGAGCAGGCTGGGCGCGAGACGTTGATGGCGTCATTCCCACAGGCGAGCGCGACCCGTCCGCCAAGAAACTTGAGGTTGGGAAGCTGTCACACCCTGCGGGCGTGACCAAGGCAGGAGGGTAAGACATGGCCAAGTTTGCAAATGATCTGATCATGGACGCGGCGTTTGACTTCGTCATTGCTGAGGCGGAGCGGATCGTGGTTGCTACCGGTGACGCGGCTTTTGTGTACGCGTCTCTTGCGGCAATCACGTTGGCGGACAACGCGATTGGTACAATCACCAAGGCGAACGGCGACACCAACGGGCGCAAGGCGAACGTACCGCAGCACACGGCCGTGCCGATTGACTCAAACGGGACAGCCACTCACGTCCATGTGGTGGATGACACGGGCACGCGTATCCTGCTGGTCACCACCTGCACCTCGCAGGTGTTGACTTCGGGCGGCACCGTGACTATCCCAACGTGGGACGAGGAGATTGGCGACCCAACGTGAGGAGCTTGAGATGGCTTGCAAAATTGTAGGTCAGCTGTGTAAGTTGCCGGGTGAGAAGCTGCCAATTCAGGTTGACCTGACGGACTTCTGCGAGCACCGCTGGGACTCAAACCGGGCTGCTGGGATCTACGCGGCCGGCGCGTTTGTCCGGCCGACACCGGTAAACCGTACAGGCTTTGAGTATGAGTGCACCACCGGGGGGCAGGTCGGGGTTGAGGAGCCGCGTTGGCCGGTTGTTGTGGCGGAGACAGTCACTGACGGGTCCGTGGTGTGGGAGGCTGCGCCTATCTCAAACTCCAGCCTGTTGAAGACGATAGCCACTGCGGCTTGGGACGGCGACGGGTTTGAGGTTGACACAGAGGTGGTCACCAATACTGACGGAGAGCAGTGGGTCAGCTGTTTCATTTTTGACTCCAGCGTGGTGTTGTCCCCTGGGAAGTATCTGGTCAAGGTGGGTATCGTGTTCAGCGACGGGCATGTGGAAACTTTCGGTGTTCAAGTCAAGATGAGTTCTTGAGGAGACGGGAATGACTATCAAAACAGCCTACAGCCTGTTGCGTGTGAAACAGGTTGACGAGGAGATGAGGCAGGTTGAAGGCATCGCTACGACGCCAACACCTGACAGGATGAACGACGTTGTTGACCCAATGGGGGCTACTTTTGCGGCGGAGATACCGTTGCACCTGTACCACAACGACACCAAGCCCATCGGGCACGTGAAGCTGGGAAGGCCGACCAAAAAAGGCATACCATTCAAAGCGTGGCTGCCGTTGGTGACGGAGCCGGGTGTGGTCAAGGACCGGGTTGATGAGGCGTGGCACTCGCTCAAGTATCGGCTACTGGGCGCGGTCTCAATCGGGTTCAAGGTCATCAACGATGCCGTGGAGTACATGGAGAACGGCGGCATCAACTTTTTGCAGACGGAGATCCTGGAGCTGTCACTGGTAAGCATACCAGCGCAGCCGGATGCCGTCATCACGGGTATCAAGTCAATAGACGACCAACTGCGGGCCGCGTCAGGTCCAAGGCAGCGTGGCGTCGTCACAATTCACAAGTCTGCCGGCGTCGCGGCTTCGTCTGTACACAAAGGCCGGGAGGCCAAGCAAATGAATCTTCAGGAAAACATCAGTCAGTTTGAGGCCAAGCGCGTTGCTTCGGCCGCGCGGATGGAAGCCATCATGAAGGCGGCCGGCGATGAAGGCCGCACGCTCAATGAGGCGGAGGAGGAGGAGTATGACGGGCTCGCCAAAGAGGTCGAAACCGTTGATGCTCATCTGGTTCGGCTGCGTCGTGCTGAATCAGTCGCTGCGGGCAAGGCGCAGCGCGTCGTCGTGCCGGCAGACTCCGCGGATCAGCAGGCGGCGGCGGATACTGCCCGGTCAGGCTCTGTCATTTCGGTTGACCGCAAGCTGGAGAAGGGCGTTGAGTTCGCGCGCTACGCGATGTGCGTGGGCGCGGCGAAGGGCAACCTCATGCAAGCGCACGAGATTGCCAAGACCCGATTCAAGGACACGCCGCGTCTGGCTATCGTCCTGAAGGCAGCCGTTGCCGCGGGCACTACCGTTGACGCGACGTGGGCCGCGCCGTTGCTGGAGTACAATCAGTTTGCGGGCGACTTCGTTGAGTTTCTCCGCCCAATGACGATTCTCGGCAAGTTCGGCAACAACGGCATTCCGTCCTTGCGGCGGGTTCCGTTCAACATCAACATCCGTGGCCAGACTTCCGGTGGCGAAGGCTACTGGGTCGGTCAGGGTGCCCCCAAGCCGTTGACCAAGTTCGACTTTGAGAACATCTACCTTGGGTTTGCCAAGGTCGCCAACATCGCCGTCTTGACGGAGGAGCTGCTGCGGTTCAGCAACCCGTCCGCGGAGCTGTTGGTGCGCGACTCGCTCGCGGCTGCGCTCATCGAGCGGCTGGACATCGACTTTGTTGACCCGGCGAAAGCGCTGGTTGCCAACGTGTCTCCGGCGTCCATCACCAACGGCGTGACTGGTATCCCGGCAAGCGGCACTGGCGATGCGGCGGACATCCGCGCTGACGTGAAGGCGGCGATGAGTGCCTACATTGCAGCGAACATCAGCCCGACTTCGGCAGTGTGGATCATGCCGGCAACGACGGCGTTGTCACTTTCGCTCATGGTCAACCCGCTGGGTCAGCCGGAGTTCCCGGGCGTCTCAATGAACGGTGGAACCTTTGGCGGTATTCCGGTGATCGTATCGGAGCATGTGCCAACCGTCTCTGCGGGAGCGTTGGTGATCCTTGCGAATGCGCAGGACATCTGGCTGGCGGATGACGGTGGCGTGACTCTGTCAGCAAGCACAGAGGCGTCGCTGCAGATGCTCGACAACCCGACCAACAACAGCGCGACCGGAACCGCGACCACGATGGTGTCGATGTTCCAGACCAATAGCGTTGCGCTGCGGGCGGAGCGTTACATCAACTGGAAAAAGCGGCGCGCTCAGGCCGTGCAGGTGATTGAGGACGCGAACTGGGGCGCATAAGCTCTGGTGGTCTGCGTGGGACCGGGCCGCGTGGCCCGGTCCCATTTTGAAAAGGAAAGGCCATGAAACTTGAAGCGGTGAAGATGGTGCGGTATGGGTCCGGGCGTTACGACCCAGGCACCCAGTTTGAGGTCGATGATGAGCGCCACGTGAGAGTGCTTGTGGCGTCCGGGCTCGCCAAGATACCGGAGGAGCTGAGCAAGAAGCCAACGCGCCGGCGCCGGGTCAACGGCCAGTACGAGAGGCGTGACATGGTCGCGGACGGGCGGCCGTCGTGAACCTGGTCACACGAGTTAGAACAGCGCTCACCAAGGCATTGCTATCGCCAATTGGCTCGTGGGGCTGGACGTGGCCGCGGGTCTGGGAGTCCTACCCGGGCGCGTGGCAGCAGAACGTCGTGGTAGACCAGACGCTGGTGCCGGCATATTGGGCTGTTTTTTCTTGCGTGACGCTGATTGCCAGCGACATCAGCAAGCTACCGGCGCGGGTCATGCAGCGGAACAAGGCCACTGGCGTGTTCAAGGAGACGTTTTTGCGCCCGGTACTTCAGAAGCCGAATCATTTCCAGACCCACCTGGAGTTCTTTTTCACGTGGATCGTCAGCCAGTTACTGAACGGCAACACCTACGTTTTGAAGCGTCGCAACCCGCAGGGGTTCGTTGACGCGATGTACATACTGTCCCCCAACCTAGTGACGCCGTTGATTGCCGACGACGGCAGCATATTCTACCAGCTGCAGGCGGACAACATCGCTGGCCTCAAGGCGACGGTGACCGTGCCTGCGAGTGAGATCATACACGACCGCATGTACACACTTCACCACCCACTCATCGGCGTCTCGCCTATCTATGCCTGTGGGGTTGCGGCCATGCAGGGTATGGCCATACAAGGTAACAGTGCGAAGTTCTTTCAGAACATGAGCCGGCCAGGGGGTATCTTGACGGCGCCGGGAGCCATCAGCAACGAGACGGCACTGCGGCTGAAGGAGAGCTGGGAGACAAACTTTGGCGCCGGTAACATTGGCAAGGTCGCGGTGCTAGGCGACGGCCTCAAGTATGAAGCCATGACCGTTACGGCTCACGACTCGCAGCTGATTGAGCAGCTGAAGATGACGGCCGAAATGGTGTGTGCCTGCTACCACGTCCCGGGGTACAAGATTGGGGTTGGCCCGATGCCGACCGTCAGCAACACCGCTGCGCTCAATCAGCAATACTACGACCAGTGCCTGCAGTACCCGATTGAGAAGATGGAGCTGCGGCTTGACGAGGGGCTTGAGCTGGCGCCTCCGTTTGAGGTCTGGATGGATCTGTCTGGGCTTCTGCGTATGGACCCGCAAGCCCGCTACGCTTCGCACAACGAGGCAATCAGGGGCGGCTGGCTCAAGCCGAATGAGGCACGCATTGAGGAGGATCTGGAGCCGGTAGACGGCGGTGATACTCCGTACATGCAGCAGCAGAACTACTCGTTGTCTGCCCTTGCCAGACGCGACGACGAAGATGCCGAGGGGACAACTGACGTTCAGTCCGCAGCGATGAACGGCGCTCAGGTTACGTCGCTGCAGGGGTTGATCACCGCGGCAGCCAACGGCGAGATACCTGTGGGGACGGCTGAGGCAGCGATTGCGGCGGCTTTCCCGTTGCTGACACCTGCTCAGGTGACCGCCATGATGTCACCGTTGAGGGGGTTTGAGCCTGTGGCTCCTCCTCCGGCGGCGCCTCCTGCCGCGCCAGAGCCAGAGCCGGAGCCGGCGCCGGGAGAAGGGGAGGAGGACCAGACAGAGTTAGCGCTGTTGGCGTTGTTCCACAAAGCTCCGGAGTCATACGCCCATGCTTGATATCACAAGGTTTGTTGCTGGTCTTCACGACTACATTGGCCAAGCGTTTGCGCCGGTTGTTGCGCGGCTCAAGGCGCTGGAGGAGCGAGCACCACCCAAGGACGGCGCGGACGGCAAGAGCCTCACGCCGGAGGACGTGCGCCCGTTGGTTGAGGAGCTGGTGGCAGCGATACCTCACCCCAAGGACGGCGCAGACGGTAGGAGCCTCACGCCGGAGGACGTGCGCCCGTTGGTTGAGGAGCTGGTGGCAGCGATACCTCACCCCAAGGACGGCGCAGACGGTAGGAGCCTCACGCCGGAGGATGTGCGCCCGTTGGTTGAGGAGCTGGTGGCAGCGATACCTCACCCCAAGGACGGCGCGGACGGACGTGGTGTTACTGTTGCGGAGGTTATCGCGGCGCTACAGCCTACGATTGACGAGGCGCTGGGATCAATCCCAACCCCAAGAGACGGCGTGGACGGTAGGAGCCTCACGCCGGAGGATGTGCGCCCGTTGGTTGAGGAGCTGGTGGCGGCAATACCGCGTCCCAAGGACGGCGCGGACGGGCAGAGCGTATCCGTTGACGACGTCAAGCTGATGCTGGAAGGCTTTGTGGCCAAGTGGGCGCTGGACTTTGAGCGCCGCGCTATGGACCTACTGCAGAGGGTGGCGGACAAGATCCCATTGCCCAAGGACGGGAAGGATGGCATGGGCTTCGATGACTTTGAGCCGGTGTATGACGGTCATCGCACGCTCGGCTTCCGGATGACGCGCGGTGAGCAGGTGAAGGAGTGGACGTTCAAGATGCCTTGGCCGTTGGAGATTGGCGTGTATCAGCCGGAGCACGCCTATGAGCGCGGCGACGGCGTGACATACGCTGGCAGCTTCTGGTTTGCGCAGACCGACACCACCAAGCGTCCGGGAGACAACAACAGTGACTGGAGACTGGCTGTCAAGAAGGGTCGCGATGGGAAAGACGGGAAAGCTCCTGAGATCACCAAGCCGGCGGTAGTGCGGTTGACTTCGCATCAGAGCGGAGAGCCAGCATGAAGCTCGTGACACTTGAAGCAGCCAAAGCCCACCTCCAGATGGACCATGATCAGGATGACGAAGACATCGACAGCATCATTGATCAGGCGTCAGCAGCAGTGCTCGACTATTTGAACGGGGGTCAAGACCTGTACGCGGATTCCAGCGGCTTGATTCCCAACGACGCGAATGGCGACCCGGATGTGCCATATCAGGTCCGGGCGGCGACACTTCTGCTCATTGGGATTCTGTACAAGGGGAATGATCAAGACAAGGAGTGGGACCACGGCTATTTGCCGCGGCCGGTTCTGAGCCTGTTGTATCCTTTGCGCACACCGTCATTGGGGTGAGTCATGTTCAAGTTCCGGGAGCTGCGCCACCGCATAGACATCGAGCGGCGGAGTACAAAGCAAGACCCAGTGACGGGCGAAGTGAGCAAGCCATGGGTCGCGTTTCTGTCCAACGTCCCGGCGAAGGTCGCGCCATTGAGCGTCCGGGAGTTCATCGCATCGCAGGCGGTGCAAAGCGGGGTCACAGTGCGCGTCACCATCCGCCACCGCGACGGGTTGACCGCGGATATGCGGATCATACACTGCGGCCGGGTGTACAACCCGCAAGGTTGGTTCGCGGACCCAGACAGCGGGCTTGAGCATTTGACGGCGCCATGTACAGAAGGGGTTAATGAAGGGTGAGCACATGGGCGGTATTGGCTACCGGGCCCAGCATGTCTCGCGCGGTCGCGGAGTCTGTCCGCGGCCGGTGTAAAGCGGTTGCGGTTTCTGATGCTTACACTCTTGCGCCGTGGGCAGACGCGCTTGTGAGCAACGACGCGATGTGGTGGAAAGTGCATGCGGCCGCTGTGGATACTTTCCCGGGGCGGAAGTTCGCCGGCTGCAGAGTTCCGGAGATAGAAGCATTGCCCGTCTCACCTGTGTTTGGGTTGGGCTCCAACAGCGGGTTGCAGGGGATGCGCGTGGCGGTGCTGCTGGGCGCAACGCGGATTCTGCTGCTGGGGTTCGACATGCGCGGTGACCATTTCTTTGGGAAGCACCCGGCGCCGTTGCGCAACACCACAACAATCAGGTATCAGATACTGCGCAAGCAGTTTGACAGGTGGCGCGGTTGTCCTGTGATCAACTGTACTCCGGGAAGCGCGTTGAAGCAGTTCCCGTTCATGACCTTTGAGGAGGCTATGGCGTGCTGAACCTAGCGCGTGCCAAACACTACCGCGCCACATGGGCTTGGGAGCAGATGCAGGGGAGCAAGGCGTGTCTGAAGTGGAACCTGGAAGACTTGGTATCACTGGACATCGCCATGTCCTTGACGAAGGGGCGCAAGCTCGCGGTACAAGCCGGCGGCAACCTGGGGCTGTTTCCCAAACGTATGGCGGAGGAGTTCGCTTGCGTGTACACGTTTGAACCTGACCTGGCGCTCATGTCCTGTCTGCGCCACAACGCGCGAGAGCCCAACATCAAGGCCATACAAGCGGCGTTGGGCGACTCTGACACACCAGTGAGGCTGGAGTGCGGCCGGCGCGATAACAGCGGACGGGCGGTGCACGAGGGGTTGACGTATGTTGCCGGCGCGGGGGACGTGCCGCAGGTACGGCTAGACGACATGGACCTGCCCGCCTGTGACCTGATCTATCTTGACATCGAAGGCTATGAGATGCACGCGTTGTTGGGGGCGCAGCGGACGGTTGAGCGGTTTCATCCTGTGTTGGCTCTGGAGATCAACGGCAACGTCCTGATGTACAACACCACCAAGGCGGAGATACGGGGCTGGATCACCGCGCGCGGGTATCGGCTGGTGACACGTCATCGCGGGGATGACATCTATGTATGATTGTGACCAGCGTCGTCAGGACTTCGCGCTGGCATTCTTCCGGGAGCAGTGCAACGCCTATCCGGAGGTGGATCAGCTTGAAGCCCGTTGTGGCTTCGCTGTTCACCGCGGGCGTTTGGAAGCAGCTGCCCGGGTGTTGGCTTGTCCCGTGAAAGTCAACCCGCCAAGCTGGCAGCACGGGCGGGTGATCTACGCCATGGCGGGGCGGTTGCTTTCTGTTGACCCGGCGCCGGGGGTGTTCGTGGACATAGGCACTGCCAAGGGGTTTTCAGCGGTAGTGGCTGGCTGGGCAATTGAGTTGGCCGGGACAGACCACAAGGTGGTGTCGGTTGACATCGTTGACCCGTCGTTGCGCGTCGTGCGCAACAGTGTCCTTGAGGTGGGCGACGAGCTGTTCACGGTTTCACAGTTCGTTGCCCCATTCATATCCCGGAGTGTGAGCACCACGTTCCTTGGGGGTGGCTCCGGGCCAACGTTGGAGAAGCTGACTGAGCGGGTGCGCTTCGCATTTGTGGACGGCAAGCACAGCCACGCGGCTGTGGTGGCAGATGCGGAGCGGTTACGCGCGCGGCAACAGACGGGCGATGTGATCGTGTTTGATGATGTCCAGATACCGGGGGTGGACAGCGCAGTGCGAGGGCTGACCGGGTATGACAAAGTGGTTTTGTCCGCCGGCGCGTTGCGCCAGTATGCGCTGGCGACGCGGCAGTGACCCTAACTGTGGCATGTGTGTTTGCCCGGGGGCACGTGCCCTTCACGGCGCAGTACGTTACGCGGCTGAAGAGCATGGCTGACAGGGCGCTCCCTGCGCACCGTTTCGTTTGTCTCACTGACCGCGCGGCGGAGCTGCCAGACAGCGTTGAGACAATCAAGATACCGTCTGTTGTTGGTGCGTATGCGTGGTGGGCTAAGTTGCAGTTGTTCAACCCGGTTCTGGAGTTGTCTGGCCGGGTGTTGTACCTGGATCTGGATGTGTTGTTAGTCGGGGACATGGGGCCCATCATTGGGTATCCGTCTGACTTTGCGCTTGCGCCGGACACAGCCAGCTTTCAACCGCGCGACGGTAGACAATGTGTGCACCGGTTCAACTCCAGTGTGATGGTATGGGACCACGGTTGCAATCACGAGCTGTACTGCGACTGGAAGCCGGAGGTGACGAAACGGTTGTGGGGGGATCAGGACTGGATTGGGGCGCAACGTCCGGGCGCGGCTAGTATGCCGGCTGAGTGGTTCCCGCGGTTGAGCAGTCTTGGGTCGCGGCAGGGGTGGCCCAAAAGCGCGAAGGTGGTGTTGTGCAAGAAGCCCAAGAATGAGCAAGCGGTGCAGGTGTTCCCGTGGTTTGATGAGGCGTGGCAGTGATGGGGGCGCCGGGGTTTGATGACGCACCGATTGTACGCTTGCCAAAGGCGGCTGGGCCCAAGGCGGTGCAGTTTGTGTACCCGTACTATGACAACCCGGAGTTCATGCGCCGCCACTTCAGGGTGTGGGCGGAGTTCCCACAGGAACTGCGCGCCCATTTGAGTGCTGTCATTGTTGACGACGGGTCGCCAGACTATCCGGCGAGCGCGGTGTTGAAGGCGGCGGCGCCACTGCCATTTCGCGTGCGGCTGTTTCGGATAGAAGTTGACGTGCGCTGGAACTGGCTTGCTGCCCGGAATGTGGCGATGCATCATGTGGAAGACGAGTGGTGCCTGCTCACTGACATGGATCATGTCGTGACCCGTCTAGTCGCTGAGCAGCTGGTGCACTGTGAACATGATCCGCGGGTGATCTACCGGTTGAGCCGGCGCGAGCACACCTGGGTGAGGATACACCCGCACCCCAATTCTATGTTCCTGACCCGGCGCATGTTTTGGAAGGCTGGCGGGTATGATGAGACGCTGTCCGGGCACTATGGTACAGACGGTGATTGGCGGCGCCGGCTTGCTGCGACGGCGCCGGTGAAGACGCTGCCGGAGGAGCTGGAGCGGCACGAGCACACAGGTGATTCTTCAACGGTGCGGTACAAGCGCAAGCAACCGGAGGACGCGGGGGTGAAGGCACTCGTTGCGGCGCGCAAGGGGGTGAGGGGAGGCTGGCGTCCAAAGGTGTTGTCATTCCCGTACCACGAGGTGGAGCTGTGATGCTTGACATCGTGTGTTGGAAGTGGAAGCCGGCGGCGCGCTACCGTTCGCAGTTCGGGCCGGAGACGGTCAATGTGTTGCAGAGGATGGTGGCCCGGCATTTGCGTCTGCCGTACCGGTTCAGCTGCATCACCGACGACGCAACGGGGATTGATCCTAGTGTGCGCATCATACCACTGTGGTCTACCTATGGGGGGCTGATCAATCCGTCAGGAGCGCACAACCCGTCGTGCTACCGGCGCCTGCGCATGTTTAGTTCAGAAGCGCGGGAGCTGATTGGCGAGCGGATTGTGAGCCTGGATCTGGATGTGGTGATAACGGGCGACATCACCTCAGTGTTCGACCGCGACGAGGACTTCATCATATGGGGCGGGCAGTCGGTTCAACCGGGCACCAAGGTTCCGTTCTGTTGGTACAACGGCTCTACCATGATGCTGCGGGCCGGGACTAGGCTGAAGGTGTGGGACGAGTTTGACCCGCAGGTGTCCCCGATGCGGGCGCACCGGGCCAACTCGCGCGGCAGCGACCAGGGCTGGATCAGCTATTGTCTGGGCCCGGGGGAGCGCATCTGGACAGACCGCGACGGGCTGTATTCATTCCGCAATCAGGTGGCGACGCGGCGCGGAGGTCGTCTGCCTGCCGACGCGCGCATGATCATGTTCCACGGTAAAGTTGACCCTTGGAGCCCGGAGGCTGTCAAGATTAGCCCATGGATCAAGGAGCATTACCAGTGAGCCCAATCCTGCCGTCTCTGGGCACGTCCCATTTGAGGGGGTTAGATGAGCTGTTGACAAAGCTGAGGACGCTAGTGCCAAAACTTCAGAAGAGGGGTTTGCGCGGCGCGATGGGTAAGGGCGCCGGTGTTGTCAAGAAGGCGGCCATTGCTAACGCCAAGGCGATTGATCGTGGGAGCACCCCACGGATGATCTGGAAAAACATAGCGGTGCAGATGTCCGGGCCACAAGGTAAGCGTGTGAAGGGTATTGTGATGCGCGTTGGTGTGCTTGGCGGAGCCAGACAACGGGTGAACAATATCGTGAACCGGCGGGCGGGGCGGGTTGGCCAGACATACTCTGTGCTGGGCGACAGCGACAACCCGGGCGGTGACACTTGGTACTGGCGATTCATTGAGTTTGGTTCGTCTAAGATGCGGGCGCGGCCGTTCATGCTCCCGGCGCTACGGGCTAATGCTGACCGCGCTACTGATGTGATCAGGGCGGAGCTGGAGCGGCAGATTGGTAAGCTGGCGTCAAAGGCGGGCCCATGAGCATACCTATTTTCCAGCTGGTGACGGCCAGCCCGGAGGCGGTCGCGCTGCTGGGGGCTAACCCAACGCGGTTCTACCCGTTCGGAGAAGCAGACCAGCGCACGCTCAAACCGTACGCCGTGTGGCAGCAGGTATCCGGGGAGCCGTTGAACAAGTTGGCCGGGGTTCCGGACCACGACGCGTACGCCGTGCAGGTGGACGTATACGCGGATACTGGCGCGGTGGCTCGCGAGGTCGCGATGGCGTTGCGCGACGCGCTTGAGCCTGACGGTTACATTTCGAGTTGGAACGGAGAGTCACGAGAGCCTGACACGCGTTTGTTCCGGTTCTCGTTTGCGGTTGAGTTTATGATGGCACGTTCTTTGACAAGCTAGTCTGAGGAGGACTACACATGAAGACGCAAGGCACTGAGCTGTACTTTGTTGACCCCACGGGGCCGACTATCACTGAGGTGGGCTGTATCACGTCCATCGACGGGATTGACACGAGCATCGAGCAGATTGACGTCACGTGTCTGCAGGACAATTTCAGATCTTATCAGGCCGGGTTGGCGGCTCCGGGCGCGGCATCCTTCGGGATCTATCTGGACCCCAACGACGCCAGCCACGTCCGGTTGCACGAGCTGAAGGTTGCTGGCACTACGCTGGAATGGGCGGTGGGCTTCAGCGACAACACTGGTGTTCCGCCGACGTCAGTTGACAGCATTGGGGAGTTCGTGCTGCCCACCACGCGGTCTTGGATCACGTTCGCCGGGTACATGAACAGCTTCCCGTTCAGCTTCCAGCAGAACAGCGCTGTCCAGTCGGCCATCGGCATTCAGGTATCCGGTGAGCCGGCTCTGATTCCGGCTGTTTGATATGAGCAGCCTCAAGGAGCTACGTGAGCTGGGTGCCTTTGTACCGGACGAGCTGGTGCAAAAGGAGATCACATTCAAGCTGGGCGGCGGGGATGAAGCGGCGGAGCACACGGTCACAGTGTTCATCCGTCGTCTGAGCATTGGGTCGCAGGAGGAGATATTTTTGGGGGGCGGCGACGCGGAGCGGAGCCGCAGTGCCAAGATGATAGCGGAGACTGTGCGGTTGGGCGAAGGGGGGGTTGAAAAGATCACCTTTGTTGACGCGTACAGACTTGAGCCCGCTATCGCGCTGGCAATGATTCAGGCTGTTTCGGAGGTGAACAAGAGCACGCGGGGAAACTGACAGCCACTGATCGTTTCTTGTTTGACTTGGCTCTGGCGCTCGGTGGCATGACGGTTGGAGAGCTGAAGAGACGGATGACCACGGAGGAGCTGCGTGGGTGGGAGCTGTACGCGCAAGAGATGGGCCCGCTCAATGTCGCGCTGCGCGTGGAGGGGGCGGTGGCGCGCGCTGTCAAGCCATTTTTGAAGAATGCGACGATGCGCCAGTTGATGATTTGGCCCAAGGAGCCGGAGCGGGAAGCCACACTGGAGGACTTCATGTCAATCTTGAAGGCAGCAAAGAAGCCGGAGACACCGCATGGCTAGTCGCAGTCTAGGCTCCCTGACACTAGACCTGATTGCCAAGATTGGAGGCTTCCAGTCTGGCATGGATCAGGCGGCGCGTGTGGCGGATACGCGGGCCAAGAAGATACAGTCAAGCATGCGCGGTATCGGCCGCGCGGTTGCTGGGGCCATTGGGTTTATTTCAGTTGGGCTTCTGGTCCGCAAGATCGTGGAGGCCACCAGAGAACAAGAGAAGGCGATTGGGCAGCTGAATGCTGTCTTGAAGTCAACTGGCTCTGTGGCTGGGTACACGTCTAAACAGCTGCAGGACATGGCGGGTGCCTTCCAGAAGACCACCACATTCGCTGATGAGGCAGTCTTGTCTATGGAGGCTTTGCTGCTGACCTTCACGCAGATCCGCGGGGAGGAGTTCGGGCTGGCGACAGAAGCGGTTTTGAACCTAGCCACCGCGCTGAACAAGGATCTTCAAACAGCAGCAATACAGGTAGGCAAAGCGCTCAACAGCCCGGTTCTTGGTATCTCCCAATTGGCCCGGGTTGGCATCCGGCTTTCTGACGCCCAGCAAGGCGCTATCAGGAGCATGGTTGCCCTTGGAGACGTGGCCGGGGCGCAACGGGTCTTGCTTGCGGAGCTGGAGGTGCAGTTTGGCAAGTCGGCCGTAGCGGCGCGTGCGACGTTCGGCGGGGCGTTGACGTCACTTGGTAATGCCTTTGGGGATCTGCTGGAAGGCACCAAGGGCATCCCAGAGTTGACGGGGCAGATCAATGATGTGACCACGGCGCTGGAAGATCCGGAGCTGAAGGAGGGCATGGCCACGCTCATCGCCGGCTTGGCGACGTTGTTTAGTTGGGTTGTGAAGCTCGCGGCGTACACTGCACTGGGCGTGAGCACCGTCGTCGGGTTCATCTTCGGTGACAACTCTGACGACGTGCAGGCCAATCAGGAGGAGCTGAACCGGCTGCTGGAGCAGCGGCTGGAGATACTGAGCCGGCTGGCGCAGCAACGTGACCGGTGGATACCAGACACCAAGCGTATTGCGGAGTTGGAGGCGCAGCTGGTGTCGGTTGAACTCCAGCTCAACAAGGTCAACACCGCGGCACTTGGATTTGCCCGTTCGGGGGCTGACCCGGACTTTGCCGGAGGGTTGACGCCCGCTGCCCGGCCGTTGGTGCCAACAGAGGAGTTTATCAAGCAGAGCGACGAGCTGAAGAAGCAGATTGCCCTGTTTGGCAAAGTCGGCAAAGCGGCTGAGATAGCCTACCAGATTCAGCAGGGCGGGATTGAGGGGGTACGCGACGACGAAGCGCAGCAGCTTCTGGCGTTGGCCAAACAACTGGACGCACTGGAAGCGACCAAGGGCGGGGTCAACGACGTAAACAAAGCGGCGGAGGAGCTGAAGAAGACGTATGAGAGCCTGACGACGACGCTGACGGAGCAGATCAACCTCGCTGCGTTCAAGGAACAATACAAGATCACAGCGGAGCTGACAGAGCTTGAAAAGGCCCGGTTTGAGATTCAGTATGGCGCGTTGAAAGCGCTGTCCCCAGAACAGCAGGCGCGGCTAGAACAGCTGGCCGGCGAAGTGGACGCCATCAACGCGGTAACGGCGGCGACGCTCAAGCGCAAGGACATGGAGGAGGAGGGGAAGCAGGTCACAGCGGACGCGCGCACGGAGGCGGAGAAGTACGCTGACGACCTCGTGCACTTGAAGGAGCTGTATGAGGGGGGATTCATTGACGAGCAGACGCTGGTGAGACAGTCCAAGAAGATTGCCGATGCGTTCGCGGAAGCGGGGCATGTGGTCAACGAGTTTATGTTGGAGGCCAGCCGCAACGTCCAGAACATCCTTGCTGACTTCCTTCTGGACCCGTTTGAAGACGGGCTGGAAGGCATGGTGGATGCGTTCGCTGACGCGATGCGGAGGATGGTGGCTGAGGCGGTTGCTGCGGACCTCGCCAGAAGAATCTTTGGCACCGGCGGAGTGGGGTCAGGCGGAGGTTTGATTGGGGCGGCGGCAGGGTGGCTGTCAGGCTTTTTCGGAGCGGGCGGCGGCGCCACTGCCACCGTCACGTCCACTGGGAGCGGCAGCGGTACGTTTCGCGGGTTGTATGCTCAAGGCGGGTACATACCTGAAGGCGGTTATGGCTTGGCCGGCGAGCGCGGGCCAGAGCTTGTGTATGCGGGGCGCGGTGGTCTGTCTGTGTTCAGCAACGCGGACTCAATGGCCGTCATGCGCGAGCTGATGTCACACGCTCCGTCTCGCGACACCGGCGGGCGCGGCCGGCAGGGGCAGGTATACCAGATTGGAACCGGAGCGCAGCCTGAGTGGTTCATACCGGACAGCCCGGGAACCTTTGCGCTTGAGGACTCACTCGGCGGCGACGCGGGCATCACCAACAACTTCATGATAGCGGCGCCAACTGGCAGCGTGAGCCGGCAGACCCAGATGCAGATTGCGGCGGCGGCGGCGCGCGGGGTAACTGAAGCGCAGCGGAGGAACAACTGATGCATTTTCTTGAGACACCCAGATTCCCGGGTTGCCCATCGTTCGGCTATACGTCTGAGCCGATGTATCGTGTCACGGTGGTAGCTACGACTGGCGGATATGAGCGGAGGAACAGGCACTGGGCGTACCCTTTGCATAGGTTCACCATGACAGTTGGACCGCGCCTTGAGGCGGAGATTGCTGAGCTGCTAGAGTTCTGGCATGCTGTGGGCGGGCGGGCATATGGGTTCCGGTTTCATGACTACGTGGACTTCAAGTCAGGCCAGATACAGGACACGCCAACCGCTATTGACCAGCCTCTGGTGATCAGTCCGGCAGCCTCCTCCGGTGTCTACCAGCTGGTCAAGGTCTATACAGCCGGGGTGCTTTCACAGGCGCGTGAGATCACCAAGCCCGTCGCTGGGACCATACTGGTTGCTGACAACGGGGTTCCCAAGACGGAGGGCGCGGACTGGACGCTGGACGATACAACTGGGCTTGTGACCATCAACTTCGCGCCGGCCGGGGCGCTTTCATGGGGCGGTGAGTTCGATGTCCCGGTGCGGTTCGACTCTGAGCTGCCAATCGAGATTGTCAACAAGAACATACATTCAGTTCAGTTCCTACTGATGGAGCTGCGCTTCACTCTTGACGCGGCTCTGTCATGAGAGCCCTGTCAGGTCAGATGCAGGCGAGCGTCGCTGGGCGCCTAACCTCGCTGACGACGTGTTGGAAGATCACCAAGACCAACGGTGAGTTCTTGTTTGGCACAGAGCATGACCGTGACATCCTCATCACGATTGGGGCGTTGGCTGGGGCGTATCCGGCGGAGTTCAACATCACTGGGTCTGACAGCCGTACAACCTCTGACTTGTCTGTGGACAACTTGGAGGTGGACGGGGCGGTTGATCAGCTGATCGGCACCAGCGTCCAAGTCGCAGACATCGAGTCAGGCGTGTTGGACGGTGCCTCTGTGATCGTGTTCTTGGTTGACTGGACAGACCCGGACGACGACCAAGTGATCATCCGGGCCGGGTACTTGGGTGCGATTCAACGTGACACCGATGGCCGTTACAAGGCTGAGATCCGGGGGTTGATGCAGAAGCTGGCGCAGCAGGTAGGACAGAACTACAGTGAGCAGTGTAACGTCGTGCGGTTTGGCGATGCCCGCTGCGGGTTCAACGTGGCTTCAATCACCCAGCCGTCCACGGTGGCTTTTGTTACAAACAGGAAAAGCTTTGTTGTCACGCTCGTGGCTACCTCCGGAGTCACGCTGCCCCCGTACCTGCCGCGCGGCGGAGAAGTCACTTGGACCTCCGGGGACAACGCTGGGTTTACCCGGGAGGTCAAGGTCATGACCCTGAACAGTTCCGGGGACATGGTGGTTGAGTTGTATGAGGAGGCGGCAGCAGACATTCAGGTTGGCGACGGGGTTGATATAGTTCCCGGATGCGACCGGCTTGCGACCACGTGCCGTTACCTGTATGACAACTTTGTGAATTACAGGGGTTACGGGTTGTTTGTTCCCGGCGCGTTGGCCCTGATGCGCGGTAACTCCGCCGTGGAGGACTGCGTTGTGCCGGCGTTTCCGCCACCGCCACCCGGGGTTGGGAACACTTGAAACACACAGAGTTGATCGTCCGCGCGAGGAGTTGGATTGGGGTGCCGTTCTTGCATCAGGGGCGTACCCGGTTTGGGGTTGATTGCGTTGGGTATCCCATCGCGTTGTTCAAGGAGCTGGGCATGGTCCCGGCAACTTTCAACGACATCGCGGCGTATGGTCGCAACCCGTGTGATGGTCCACACGAGCGGTTCTATCAGCTGGCGCAGGAGCACTGCCGCAGAGCCCCGGCGCCGGTTCCGGGGGCCATGTTGTTGTTGCAGTGGCCGGCGTTGCCAGCACCTACTCATGTTGCGTTCTTCACAGGCAGTACCATACTGCACACGCACCAGCAGGCCGGCCGAGTAGTTGAACACGGCTACCGGGAGCCGTGGCTGACCTACACTCACAGCGTGTGGCTCCTCCCGGGGGTCACATATGAGTAACATTGGCCAGATAGGCAGCGCAGTAGTTGGCGGCGTTATTGGGTTTGTTGTGAGCGGGTTCAACCCAGTCGGCGCGGCATACGGGTTCCAGATTGGGTTGATGGCGGGCACGCTCCTGTTCCCCACCAAGCTGCCCACTGTCTTTGGCCCACGCCAAGAAGACATTGTTGTCACAGTCGCGCAGATTGGCAGCCCCGTGGGGATTACATATGGGACGTTCGCAGTGCCCGGGCAGGTGATCGCGATTGGGTGTGTGACGGAGACGGAGAGCCGGGAAAGGGTTGGAGGCAAGGGGCACCGACAAACCGTTGTCAGCTTCGGCTACACGCAGACACTCGCGGTGGGGTTGTGTGAGGGGGTTATCTGTGGTGTTCAGCGCATTTGGGAAAACGGTGAGTTGAAGTATGACCTGCGCGACCCACAGCCGGAGGAGACTGGCGATGACTACGCTGCGCGGTTGGAGATGTCCGGCACCTACGCTCTGACCTTCACGCTGTACCTTGGGGACGAGTTACAGGAGCCTGACCCAGCACTTGAGATAGTGTTTGGGGCTACCTTTGTGCCGGCGTTTCGCGGCTTGGCATACATCGTGTTCCCAGACCGCGAGATGCGGGAGGATCAAGCCTTCAGACACCCCACATGGCGGTTTGAAGTCTTCCGCGGTATTGGTGAGCGCTCAGTAACTGCCCCCACGTTGTTGACCGGCGCACTGACCGGGTTTGACATAACAGTGCTGATGCCTGATTGGGTGCGCAATCGGTTCTTCACCATCGATTACTCCGGAGACGGAGGCGCAACTGGCATCAGAGCGTTCGCACTGCACACCAACACGGAGGTCTTGCAACGGACGTTCTGGGACATAGGCATTGGGACACCCGGAGATGACCCTATCGCATTCTACAAGTCTCACGTCGGCATTGATGGGTTCATATATTTGTGCGCGACGTGGCACAATCAAGGGCCAGCCGTCTTCTATCGCATTGATCCTGTCACGCTGGATGTTGTGGAGTCGTCCACCGGGCCGCTGTCTCAAAATCAATGGATCAATCTTACCAGCGTCACGGCATCGGGGTTTGGGATCAGCGCGACCTTCCTGTGTACTGCGTCCTTGTTAGGTAATCATTTCAAGGTGCGTAACGCTGAGACCTTTGGACAGCTGTCCACCTTCGGTGACGGCCGAGAGGAAGGGCGATGGGTTCGCGGGCGTGTTGTCAGAAACGTAGTCACGGAAAATGCGTATGCCTACGCGTTCTCATTTGATGAGAGCCAAGCCGGAGCCACTGATGGCATAGACGTGTATGTGGCCGATTGCAGGATTGAGCTTGTGATTGGTATTCTCACGTTTGAGCCGGCGCCGCGGGCGTCAATTACGCTTGTTGGTACGCTTGAACCGGCGGCGATGCAGGCTGACTGGATCAGGATTGTAGTTGTTGAGGGGTTCGTTTACGACGTGGACGATGACACCGTGATAGTCACTGTCACCGGTTCTCCAGACACGTCAGGCGGGAACATACAGAAGCGGATTGTCAAATTCAATCCTGAGACTCTGGCGATAGTCTGGAATGTCGTTGCTGTGGCCTCACATGGCGTTACTTACGACGACAATCACAACCTCAGTCGCGTGGCCGGCGGGCGGTATGTCGTCGCAAAGTCTTTGAGTGCTCAGTTGAACGTGATTGACACCGTTACCGGCGAGCAGACTGAAGAGGACTATGCCGGCGACTTGCCCGGCAACGAGACACTCACTGGCGAGGAGATATGGGACGGGATCACAGGCTGTCTGATCACGTACATAAGCGACGTTGGGCCCGTCTTGATATGCTTGGAGTCATGCGCGTCGGTGCCCATCACTCTGGGCGAGATTGTCGCGGACGTATGTGACCGGAGCGGGGTGCCGGTTGGCGGCTACGATGTCAGCGAGCTGACACAAACCGTTCTGGGGTACGGGGTGCTGCGCAATATGTCCGGCCGGGACGCTATTGAGCCGTTGCGTCCGGTTGGTTCCTTTGACGGGGTTGAGTCTGGCACTGTGATCCGGTTTCCGGTACGGGGCCGCGCGGCGTCTGACACCTATGATCTTGACGACCTTGGCGCGCACTTGGCTGGGGAGGCGGTTCCGCCGGCGGTGTCGGTGGACAAGCAACAAGCGGTGGAGCTACCACGCATTGTCCGGATGCACTACATCGCGCCAACCCGGGAGTATGAGCCGGGGGAGAAGTTGTCACCGTCCAGATTCTCGCCAGGCATCATACACGAGGTTGACAGCGAAGTACCTGTTGCGCTTGACGACGACCAAGCGGCGCAGATCGCGGAGATTATGCACACCGATGCGTGGGTCAGCCGGTGGAAGTACCGCGTGGTCATTGATGTCAGCAAGCTGGCGATTGAGCCTACAGACGTTGTGTTGCTGCCGGTCGATGGCCGGCTGTACCGGTGCCGCGTCACAGACATAGAGGATGCGGGCGGCGGGCTGTTGCGGAAACTGAACTTGGTACGTGATGATGACAGCTCATACGTTTCCACCGCTGCGTCTGATCCTCCGCTGTCCTTGCCGCCACCCGGGGTGGTGATCCGTTCTGAGACGCTGCTGGTGCTGATGGACCTGCCCCCGCTGAATGAGGCGGATGACGACCCTGGGATATACGCGGCTGTGTACCGCGCAACACCGGGGTTCACGTGGACCGGGGCCATTGTTCTGCGTTCGGTTGACGCTGGGACAACTTGGGATCAGATTGCGGCGACCTCGTCAGAGGCTACCGTTGGCAACATCACGCAGGTTCTGGATGTCGGTTCGCCGGCGACGTGGGACACAGCAAACGAGCTGATCATCAGCGTTGACGCGGGGACGTTTGAATCTCAGACGGATACCGCGGTGTTGAACGGCGCCAACTTGGTGGCTGTTGGGGCGCACGGCCGCTGGGAGCTTGTGCAGTTTGCCAACGCTGAGTTGATCGGAGTAAACACCGCGAGACTGACCCGGTTGCTGCGCGGCCGGCGCGGCACGGAGGTGTTCATTGGGACTTCCGTTGCCGGGGATCTGGCGGTGCTGTTGACTACCGCGACGACCATGCGGCTACCGTTACAGACCACTGACATAGGACAGGAGCACCAGTACAGGGCGGCGACGGTTGGGATGTCCAGTGCCGTGGCGACAATTCAGGCGTTTACAGGAGCTGGCCGGGCACTTCAATCGTGGGCGCCGGTTTATATCCGCGGGGCGCGCGACGGCGGAGATGACCTGACCATCACATTCTCGCGGCGCAGCCGGTTTGGCTCTGACCTCACTCCGGCTTCGCAGAACCTGCCATTGACGGAGGCGCCGGAGGACTACGACATTGACATCATTGGGGATAGCGCTGGCGAGGTATTGCGGACCATCAGCACAAGCGTTGAATCAGCCGTCTACACATCTGCACAACAGACAACCGACTTTGGCGCGCCGCAAGCGGCCGTCTGGGTTAGAATCTATCAAATATCCGTGACTGTGGGTCGCGGTCTTGTTGGCGAGGGTACCATATGACAACACCATTACTTGGCATGACTGAATGGACTGAGAATCAGAATCAGCCCCACGTGCCGGTCAACGCGATGATCCGGGAGCTGGAGGTGCTGTCAACATTTGCCGTCGTTGAGGCGGTGCAAACAGCTCCGGCTGGATCAGCGGACGAGGATGACGGGTCAGTGTTTCTGGTGGGCGCCGGCGCTACCGGTACGTGGGCCGGCCATGATGATGACATTGCTTACTATTCAAACGGGCTGCAGTTTATCGCGCCCAGAGTGGGCATGGTCGTCTATGTCGTGCTGACCGACGAGGTGTTGCAGTACGGGGTCAGCACAACGGGCTGGGCGACACCTTCATGGGTGGGTACGACTCCAGTCAACCCGTATGATGTTGGGTCCATGGGCACCGGGGTTCCAACAGCCAGTCTGGTGATGATGCGGTACCCTTTCCCGCGGCAGGTGGTGTTTCCGGCCGGGTTGACCGGCTCGCGCGGAGTAGCAGAGGTGGCGGCCACCGCGCAGACCGACTTTGACATCAAAAAGAACGGCAGCAGCGTTGGCACCATGCGGTTCGCTGCCAGCGCTACAACCGCGACGTTCATCATGGCTTCTCAGACCACCTTTGTGGCAGGGGATATACTGCGGGTGGTAGCACCGGGGACTCCGGACGCGACGCTGTCTGGAGTTGGTTTTGGTCTTGCAGGGACGAGGTGACCTATGGCTCTGATATTCTGTGACAGCTTCGATCACTACGCCAACGCTGACGTGCTCCAAAAGTGGACCAGTCAAGATGCAAGCTCCAGTCAATCTCCCAGCGCTGGCAACGGCCGGCGCGGCACAACGTCATGGCGGATGACGACGGCGCGCGACATGAACAAGGCAGTGGCGACGCAAACAACTTACGTCGCTGGTGCCGCGTTCAAATGTGCCAGCTTGCCGGGCTCCACTGTCACCATCATTGCTTTCAAGGAAGGCGCGACGGTTCACGCGACGTTGCGACTGGCGGCAGATGGGTCGTTGATTGTTGCCCGCAATACAACCCAGCTCGCGGCGTCAGCTGCCGGTGTTATCTCCGCCGGGGCATACTTCTATCTTGAGTTCAAGGCGAAGATTGACAACACGACGGGTACGACTGAAGTGTGGGTCAACGGTGCTGTTGTCGGTGCGCTCACGCTCACCGGACAGGACACGCAGAATGCCGGCACCACATCTATCACCATTGTCACGTTATCCGGCATTACAGCCGTGGTAGTAGATTGGGACGACCTTTACATCTGTGACACCACTGGTGGCTCGCCCAACGACACTTTCCTTGGGGATGTCCGGGTGGACGCCTATCTGCCAAATGGTAACGGTAACAGCAGCCAGCTGGTCGGCAGCGACGCTGATTCAACAGACAACTACCTGCTGGTGGATGAGGCCTCAGCGGACGGTGACACGACCTACGTTGAGTCAGCTACCGCGTCCAACAAGGACACCTACCTGTTTGGCAACATGTCGCACACTCCGTCAGTTATCAGCGGGGTTCAGATCGTGGCGAGCGCCAAGAAGGACGACGCCGGCGCGCGCAGCATCACGACAGTTACCAGATCCGGCGGCACGGACTACGACGGCGCGACGGTGGCTCTGTCCACGGCGTATCTGATGTACATGGATGTTCGCGGCGTGAACCCCAACACATCGGCGGCGTGGACCAAGACCAACTTTGATTCGGCGGAGTTCGGAGTGAAGGTGGCGGCGTGACCGTCAAGCGTACCACACAGGTTGTTGCGGAGTCAGTCTCCAATGTCGTGCCAACGGCGCGAGCATCTCAGGTGGTCGCAGAAGTGGTGTCAGCCAATGCGCTCAAGCTCATAGCCTCACAGGTGATCGCGGAAATGGTCAGTCAGAACGTACCAGACGATGTGTTGGGCGGGCCGGTCATGCTGATCACGGCAACATAGTCCAAGGAGGAACCGCAGTGGAGCTCAAAGACTTTAAGGCGCCGATAGGGTCAATTGTCATTGATGGCGCTCTGGTGATCGCGCTGATCTGGTCACAGGCATCGACGGTTGCGACGTTGGATGCGCTCAGCACGCGACTAGCAACCGCAGAAGTAACGCTGAATCACCGCGCGACCTTGGAGCCGCGGCTCAGTGTTGTTGAGGTGCGGATTACAGCCGGTGTAGACGCTGACAAGAAGTTGAAAGAGGACCAGATGGAGCTGAAGGCCGACATAATGAAAAGTCTGGACAGGATTGAGGCGAAACTTGAAAAGGTGAGACGATGAGTGAACCTATCTGGCTCAAGAAAGCGCGCACATACATCGGCACCGCTGAGATACCGGGAGCCGCTACGTCAGGCACAATCTCACGCTGGTTGTTAGACCTGAAGGCGTGGTGGCGCGACGACGAGACACCGTGGTGCGGGGTGTTTGTCGCGGCGTGCATGAAGGAGGCCGGGTTGACGGTGCTGCCCGTGCATTGGTACCGGGCCAAGGGCTGGCTGGACTGGGGGCAGGTACTCCTCGCGCCGGCGGTTGGCTGCGTGGTCGTCTTTGAACGCAAGGGCGGAGGACACGTTGGGTTGGTAGTGGGCCGGGATTCGACCGGCAACCTCATGGTGCTCGGCGGCAATCAGGGCAACCGCGTCTCCATTATGGCGTTTGAGATGGGCCGTGTGATAGGCTACCGTTGGCCAAATGAACCGGGGGTGCATTTCTCCGCTCCCAACAGGGAGTTACCCGTTGTGGCCGTAGCGGGTATGGTAAGCAAGCAGGAGGGGTAGGCTATGAAGTTCAACATGAGTCTCATGGACCTGATCAAGCATTTCATGCTGATCGTATCAGTGGTCACCATGTCCGCGGGCGTGGCATACTCCGCGGGCTGGATCGTGAACCGGGCCGGCGCCAGTGAGATGATTGCGCAGTCAGTGTACGGGGAGGCGTTGGACCGGGAGCGCGCAGACCTACAATTTCAGATTGACATGGCGAGCATGAAGCTACAGCTGTTGTCTGAGAAGGAACAGCGCACCGACTACGACGAGCTGGAGATGTCTCTGCTGACGGATCAGATCAAGCGGTTACAACAGCGGCTTGAGGAGCTGAACATGCCCCAAGGCGCCGGTTGAGGTCTACAACGGAACAGGAGTGAGCATGAACGCCAAGCTGGTCTACATCATCGAACGGGTCAAGACGACACTGGCTGACCCTGTGAAACGCAAACGGGTAATCACAACAGCGGCTGTGTTGCTGTTGCTCAACCTTGTCTTCTGGGCGGGGCGTGCGACGGCGCAGACGGTATCCTGCCCGCCCACCACGACCACTGCGGTCAACGCGGCACTTGTCTGTTGGATCAACGCCACGCTGAACGAGGACGGCACGACTATCCCTGCCATTGGTCCGCTGTCATTGAAGACAACGACGATTCAGCGGGCGCAGGTTGCAGCCACCGCGGCGTGCGACTTCGCGACGGTAGCGCAAACCCTGAACGTGACACCTGACGTGACCAAGGTTCTGTTTGAGAACCTGACAGCAGGCAAGCAGTGCTTCCGGGCGCGGCATGTCAATGAGGCGGGGACCAACAGTGCTTATTCGGCCATAGTCAGCAAGGTGACGACGGTGCCCGCGCCGGTGAAGACCCGGCCGCCCACCATCACGATTTTCTGAGCAGGGGCCACCGTGAGCTGCGGGACGACGGTTGCGCCCGGGCTTACAGTGAAGGCGCAAACAAAGCACTGAAAACGTGCATGGAGAAGTGACCATGTCAGACACTCTAATGTCCACGGCGGCGTTCAAGGGCGGAGCCAAAAGCAAAGCGGTGTGGGTTGGGGTAGCCATCGCGGCGCTCGGCTACCTCCAGTTGAACCTCGCGTTGATTTCAGACCTGTTGAGCCCGGTGCTACCTCCGGAGACCACAAAACAGATCATGGCGGCGTTGACCCTCCTGTTGGGGCTCGCGGTCATCCTCATCCGGATCTTCACAGCCACCAGCCTACACGAGAAGGGCGGGGGTGGGTGATGCCATACTTCCTGATTGCGAAGCTCGTTGGCAGTCTGTTGCTTGCCGGGGTGCTCGCTGCAGGGGTGATGAGGGTACGCTCATGGCACGAGGACGCGCGCCGGCTCCCAACTGTTGAGCGGCAGTTGGAGGCGGCGGCGGCGGAGCGCGACGCCCACATCGAAGCGGCGCGCAAGGCAGCGGAAACTGCCAATGCCGCGGAGGCGCGGCTGGACACCCTGATACACAAGCAACAAGCGGTCAAGATCATCTACCGTGAGGCTGTCAATGAAGATCCGGAATGTGCTGAGTGGGCTGCTGCCCCTGTGCGTTGTCCTCTTGGTGGTGGGGTGCAGTCAGGGGGTGAAGCCGGAACCCGCGGTGTCCCGGATCTGCCCGGACATCCCAGCGTCCCTGACCCGTGACTGTGGCATGTGCCCGGAGGATGCGCCGGTGCCACGCACAAACGGCGCCTTGGCAGAGGCGTGGATGGAATGTCGCGCCTGCGTCGCGGCTTACCGCGTGCGCCTAGAAGCAGTTGCGGACCTCGCGGCTTGCAGAGTGTTAGTTACCCCAAATTGAGTCTGGTCCGGGTGCGTCCACAGCGGGTGGCAGCTTTACTTTTTCAGTAAAGGGGAGTATGATAGACGAGTAGACCCAACAACGCTCAATACAGGATACAGCCATGAAACACCCAACGACACGCAAGCTGCGCAACCGCAACCTCGTACCTATCCGCTATCACACACCGCCACCGCACTCACAGGTCCAGCATGGCTGGATCATTGAACAGGGCGCGCGCGGCGCTATGGTCGTGCGACTGGTTGGCGAGGACCGCAACCGCAGGCTCAGTTGTGAGGAGGCCAAGTATGTGAAGCTCGTTGCCCCAGACAAGAGACAGTCATGAGCGACAGCCACCGGGACTCACAGAGACAGAAAGTGTACAGTGCTGAGAACGAGGCATTTGCCGGTTTCAAACAGCGTGACGTCAGTACAGCGACCAAGTATGAGCAGCGGCTCCGCGACATCCTCCGGTCCAAGTGGATGCGCGACAACTACCCGTCTGCCCCAAGCCAACTCAAAGTGGAGTACAGCGACATGATGAACGGCGCCAACGCTAACGCGTGGCGCATACGCACCGGGGCGAATTCAATGCAGGAGGCGGTGCTCATTCACGAGCTGGCCCACGTCGTGCACAGTAACCTCCGCGAGCGCGACAAGTGGGACCATGTCAGCCACGGCCGTCAATACACAGACATCTACCAGAAGCTGGTGCGCCGGTTTCTGGGCGCGGAGGCGTACAAGCTGCTGCGCGCGGGATTCCGCAAGTACAAGGTAAAGGTCGGCCGCAAGCGCGCGTTCATCCCGGGAGCGGCGCAGAGGAGCGGGCTGCCCGTGCATCTCGCGGCTGCCCGGTTAAAGCTGGCTGAGACTATGGCCGCCAAGTTTGTGAAGACGCGGCACCGCGAGTTCGTGCGCGACCACCGTGTGTGGGAGATGCGCTGTGTTGAAGCAAACAAGACGAAGGATGGTTCAGGCTCATGGTGCTTCACCACCGCTGATGGCGTGGTGTTTTCCCGCGACGACGACGGCAAGCTGTACAATGAGGGGGAGTACATCACGTTGCCCGGGCTGAGTGACGTAGACGTACACCAAGCCTACGTCGCGTGGCGCGCCGGGTTCCAGAACCTGAAGTGGAAGTGAGGAGGGCTTTACTTCCTGAGTAAGTGCGCGTATGGTCGGGCTGTTGACGTTTCATTCACACAATCAGAGATAGGAGATTACATCATGCCACACGAAATCAGTTTTGAGCAGAATACCGCGGGCGACTTCGCCTATGTGGGAGAGGAGGCGTGGCACGGACTGGGCACCAAGCTCCCAGAGGGCGCCGGGTTTGATGTCTGGCTGAAGACGGCCGGGATGGACTACACCGTGGAGCGGGCGCCGGTCCAGTTCTTGACGGGCGACGGTTCCATGCGCCAGATGCCGTCACGGCACGTGTTCTACCGGTCTGACACCGGGGCTCCGATCAGTGTCATGGGCGACAAGTTCAAGATTGTGCAGCCGCGCCAAACACTTGAGTTCTTTGCGGACCTCGTGGCCGGCTCCCGGTTCACTCTTGAGACGGCGGCCGTGCTCAAGGGCGGCGCGCGGTTCTTCGCGATGGCGCGATACAACGGTGGTGCTATGTTCGTGGACGGACGCGACGAGGTGCGCCCGTACCTGCTGTTGGCGTCGGCTGTGGACGGATACCTGGCCACAGTCGGCAGCTTCACTACAACCCGCGTAGTGTGCCAGAACACGCTCGACATGTCCATGATGGACATGCGCGGCGAGGATGGGGCAGAGGGCACCGTCAAGACGTACCACAGTCAGGTGTTTGACGCTACCGCCATCAAGGCCAAGCTGGGTCTGGCCGACTTCGTGTTTGAGACGGCGCTGGAGAACTTCAACAAGCTGGCCCGCATCGCGATGTCTGACGAGGCGGCGGTGCGGTACTTCCTGCGCGTGGTCAACCCCAAGCTGGACGTGCAGGCGCTGGTTGCCGACGCGGACAAGCAGACGGCGGAGGAGCGCACCGCGGCCCGGGAAGTGAACCGGCTGTTGGCAGCCTACCGCGAGGCACCGGGCGCCCGTCCGGGCACCGTGTGGGGTGCGCTGAATGCGGTGACGTGGCGCGAGGACCACGGCCGCAACTTCCGCGACGCGGCAACCCGCATCGACGGGTCGCAGCTGGGCGCCGGCGCCGCGCGCAAGCGCGTGGCCTATCAGGAGGCCATGGCGCTGGCCGCGTAACAGCAGGTTGTGTTGGGTCTAACCCCGGGCGCCCGTGGCCCGGGGTTTTCTTTTGCCAGGGGGCTTTACTTCCTGAGAAAAGCGCGTATGATGGGAACCGTAGACAGACCCACCAGACAGGAGACTCACATGACCACCGCACAATTCATAATCAAGCAACGCGAGTTCGCCGGCATGAGCGCTCCAAACCCATACCGTCCGCGCGGGCAGAAGACATTCGGCAAGTGGCAGGTGCGCGGCACTTATGAAACCGTTTTCCTTGCTCACTCTGTGATGTTGCAAGAGCCAATTTCAGGGCTCGCAGAGCGCGCCGTGTTCTACCGCGGCCGGCGGGTCACGGACACGGCGCAGCGCATCAACTTGTATCTGGTCAGCCGTTTGAGAGGAGACGCGGCATGACCACCACACAAGAGCAGACGACGGGTTGGGAGCGTTGGCAGCGGAGCGAGGCGTGGCGCGACCACGCGCTGTTCCTGACGCGCAAGTACGGGTACGCAGAAGCGCGCCGGCGCTGTGTCGAAGCTATTGACAACAACAGCATGGGCACGGCCACCTCCGCGTTTCACACCGCCACCCTCAAACAGCTTGACGCAATTCAGCAGCAGCTGGCCGGCGCCGTCTCCCAGCTGGGAGACGGGACATGAGAAACACCCTTGGCTACGTCGGCAAGGCAATCAAGTCCAGGCACGGCTATCCCGGCTTGCGCTACATACACAGCTGGGACACCGGCGCCCAAGAGCTGATCTTCAAGGACAAGGACCACGCGGAGAAGTGGGCAGCGCGCGAAGATTCACAGGGCAGGCCAACGGCCGTGTCCCACAACTAATCACAGACAAACAGGAGACAGTCATGAGCAAGAAGACGACGACCAAACCGGTTTTGTTGGAGCCTCTGGAGCAGGAGGAGCTGCTGGGTGCCATGCGCAGCCTGTGGGAGTACATAGGGGGTGATGCAGAAGCAGCTTGTCAGGAGGCTGGCGAGCGGCTCACCAACGCGTGTGCCATTGAGTTCGTGCTCGACGCGGGCCGGCTGGAGGAGCGGCTGAAGGGGCGGGAGGACAAGGCGCTGGCGTACAAGGCATATCAGAAACTGAAGGCAGCGAGCTGGGGCGACCAGATGAAGTGGGCCAAGACGCACTGCCACTACGCTTGAGGGGCGGCCATGAGCAAACGCATACTGAACAGACTAGGCGCCGTGCTGGCGTTGACGCCGGAGAAGCTCCAGAGCTATTGGCCGGGTGGCGCTCCGGCCCACAGCCTGGAAAGAAGGAAAGCGGAGAAGCCTGTTTCACAGACATGGATCAAATTGTTCAAGACCAAGACCGGGTGGAGATGGCGCATGACTGACGAGGCTAACGGCAAGGTGATCGGCGCCTCAACACAAGGCTACAGCCGGCGTATTGACGCAGTCCGCAATCTGAACCGCGTTGCGCGTGTCGGCAGCTGCGGGTTGCCACCCCCCGGAAACCGCTGCTACCAGTCTGACTTGAAGACCACTGCCAAGGGGGAGGTTGAGATGTTGGTGCCCTGTTGGCGGTGGCAGGGGCGGCCATGATCCTTGAAGCACTGGCGGAGGTCGCGGTCATGGCGCTGATCCTTGTCGTTGGGATGGTGTGGACCGGCTCCGGGCGCCGGCCGGTGGCGCGGCGCCGTCCAATGGCGCGGCGCCGGCGTTGAAATATATTTTGCTGAGGGGCTTTACTTCTGCCGAAAAGCGCGTATGGTCGGAGCCGTAGACAGACCCACCAGACAGGAGACTCACATGGCTACCATCAACCTCACCCAGCTTCCGGCCAATCAGACGTGGGCTTTCACGTTTGGCGACGCGCTGCTGCGGATGCAGGACTGGCCCATGTTCTTCCAGGACCGCAAGGACGCGGTGTGGGCGGCGCAGATGTGCGGGCTGACCGTATCCCGCAGCGGCGCCGTCGCGACCAAAACCGAATAATCAACTCAGACAGGAGACTCACATGAACAACACAGACTCAAGAACAGCCTTCAACATCCCGTCCTTCCGCGCGGAGGACATCGCGGCCGGCTACTACAGCTACGACGTAGCGGTGACCGGCTTCTGGTCCAGCCCGGTTTCCATCCGGTTCAACCGGTCTGGCTGGGGCAAGGCGGGCGGGCAGTGGACGGTAGAAGTGACCCACAGCAGCGGCGGGTATGAGAGCGAGTTCAATCAGCTGGAGGCGGAACGCAACTTTGCGCTGGCTTGCCTTGCGGCCGTGGGCGTTGCGGACGCGTACATCACCGCCAACAGGGACCAGCTGGAGCAGGCGTATCAGGCCAAGATGCTCAAGTGGGAGGCGGAAGCAGCGGCAACGGCGCAGGCGGCGCAGGCGGCTCGCGACGCGGACCCGGCTGTGGGCAAGGACGCGGCCAAGAAGCTGATCAACAAGCTGTACGCGCAGGGGACTGAGAAGGACGCAGAGGGCAACTATGTCGTCAAGTCGCGTACGGCTCTGTTGCTGGGCAAGGCACGGGGCTCCGTCGCGCGCCACAAGGTGGCGGCAGTCCGGACTTGGAACGGCACGGTGCTGTTCTCCGTTGACGGGGCGCGTCAGTCTCGCAAGGCGGCGGAGTTGTTCGTCAACGAGCAGATCACGGCCGGCACCTGCGAGTTCATCGGGGCGGAGGTGCCGCTGTGATTAACCGCGGCCACACCACAGAGCAGGCGGCATGGGCGGAGGCGCTGAAAAATAATTTCTGGCCTTGCCAACGGGGGGACGGGCTGTTGGTTGTCAGCAACGGCAAGACACGGCTGGCGCTACAGCGGGAGCACAGGGCACGCTCCACCCAGTGGCACTGGGTCACCGACTTCCCACCAGACGTGAAACGGACAGGAGAATGACATGGCTAAAGTGTATGTGACGCAGGCCCAACCCGGGCGCGACCTTTCCCAAGCGAACATATTTGGGGAGGTGGTATCCATTTTCCCGGGCTCGCTACAGGTGTACAACAACATCGAGGAGGCGGTGAAGACGGCGCGCGAACGTCTGGCGGGCGCGACACCTGAAGACTACTGGCTGCCGATTGGTGACCCCATTCTCATCGGGCTAACCTTCAGTGAGATGGTGGACGCGACCGGCGGTCAGTTTCGGATTCTGAAATGGGATAAGCGGGCGCGCGACGGATTTGGGGCATATCACCCCGTCAAGATTGACATGGGCTTTGAACAGTAGCAACAACAGGAGTACCTCAACGTGACGATGGAACAGATACTGGTTGACCTCACGGCCGCAATCCTCTACCTGAGCAAGCAGCTGGCCGCGGGCAAGACGGCGCCGGTTGCGGTCGCGCCGGAGGCGGCACCTACGGCGCCGGCCAAGCCCGTGAAGCCGGCGGCGCCGGCCAAGCCCGCAAAGCCGGCGGTGGACACGGGCGGCCACACGGTTGAGTCTCTGCGGGACAGCCTCAAGCTGTTGCTTGACAGCAAGGGCAAGGACGCTGTGATTGATGCGTTGGCCCGGGTTGGGGCTACTAAGCTGTCAGAGGTGAAGGCGGAGACGTTTGTGAAACTGGCAGAGAACATCGTTGAACTCAGCCAAGTCCAGCCTCCTGCCACTGACCCGTTCGCTTGATCCGTTGCCCCGGGTTAGCACGTCGCTGACCCGGGGCGGAGCTTTGAATGCTACACGCCAAACTGTCTCCCAGCGCGTCAGACCGCTGGATGAAGTGCCCGGGCTCCGTTGCAGCTCAAGCCGGGTTCCCGGACACAACAAGCATCTATGCTGAAGAGGGCATCCGGGCGCATGAGGTGTTTGAGCTGTGCCTCCGGCTAGACTGCGCGCCGGAGGACATCAGCAAGCCGTCTGATCCGGAGGATGTGGTGGCCGCGGTCGGCCACGCACTGGACTTCCTGCGCGGGTATCTCGCTGTCAACCCCACGGCCGACTACCACCCAGAACAGATCCTCATGGCAGATGAGACCCACGACATATGGGGCACCTCAGACCTGATAGTGGTCGGCGCCGACGAGCTTGTGGTGATGGACTACAAGCACGGGTATGGGGTTGTGGAGGTTGAAGACAATGCCCAGCTGCTGACATACGCGGTCGGGGCGCGGCGCAAGTATGGACGCAGGCGGAGGTACAGGTTGGTGATTGTTCAGCCAAGGGCGCGGCACGACGCTGGCCCAGTACGTGAAACGCTGATCACGGACGGAGAGCTGACCAAATTCGCAACGCTGTTGAAGGCCGCGGCAAAGGCGACCGGCGCCCCAAATGCGCCGCGAACGGCCGGCACGCACTGCCGGTGGTGTCGCGCCCGGGGAGAGTGCCCAGCGCTCGCGGAGTTCGCGTTGCAAGCTGCCATCAAGGATTACACAGAGGATCAGCTGCCAATGGTAGCGGAGCCGGCGGTGCTCCCAACAGACAACGCACGGCTGGCTGAACTGTTGCGCGTCGCGCCGGTTGTAGAGTTGTGGCTGACCGGTCTACGTGAGACGGTGAAGGACCGCGTGTCAATGGGGCAGGCGGTTCCCGGGTTCAAGATGGTGGCCGGCCGGCGGATGCGCTACT